ACAGATCGCCGACCCGACGGTCCATATCTCGCACGCCTCGTCGTCCAAGGGTCGCATCGGTTCTGCGCCTGCTCACTCTTCGTCGCCCAACGACAGTTGCCCGGCTCGTAGTTGCCGTTGTTGTCGATTCGATCGAGGGTCAACCCGTCGGGGCGCGCCCCCATGTCGGCTAGAAAGTTGTCGAACGAACGCCACCGCTCGCACACCGTGATGCCGCGGCCGCCGTAGCGGGCATACGACGCATTGCTTGGATCGTCTACCCGCCAGAGCATTGACATCCAAGTCCGCCAGGTGGAGTAGTGCGATCTCTCGCTCGGTGTACGTGTAGATCGTGTGGGCCCCTGGAGCTGGCGCTTCTCTTTGATTTTCGCCCGCGCCTCGGGCGTATGTTCGCGCCCCTCCATCGGGTGTGCGACTCGCGCATTGTGCCCGCTCACGAAGCGAGCGACTCGATTACGGCGCTCGTCCACGGCTGCGAACTGACCGCACCCGCAGGCACATAACTGGGGGCGCAGGGCCTCGCTGCCCCGCCCGCTCTGGCGGCGTTTTGTTTCCGAGATTCGCTGCTTGGTTTCTTCCGAATGTTGTCCACCGTAGACGGTCATGGACCATGAGTCTACCAACCTAAGGAGATGAGTCCAACGGCAAAGGAGTCGGGTCTCGGCTGGACCACGCTGTCGATTGACGATGCCGGCGGGACCCTGCGCGATATCCGCAACGACGTGACGAACTTCAGTTTCGTCACCCCGCGCGGCGTGCAGGACGTCACCGGCATCGACAAGTCGGCGATGGAGCGGCTGCTGCTGCTGGCCGACATGTCGATGACTAACAACGGTGTCTTCAACGACGGCAGCAACGCCAGCCATGACGTGTTCAAGACGGTGCCGTCGACCTCGGTGGCCCGCGAGTTCAACATCGCCGTGTCCGGTCAGACGCTCGGCGTGTCCGGCACACCGACGATACTGTTCACCGACTACGCGCTCACCCGCGGCCAGGACGGCTCACTGACGTGGACCGCGCCTGGCGTGCTGGCAAACGGCGTCGTACCAACCTGGGCGTGACATGGGATTTGTCCGCCAGCGCAGAACCTACCGCCTCGTCTGGAGCGAGGGCGAGTTCACTGGCCTCGAGGTTGTTGCCTCGTCGGCCAGCGTCGCCGGTTACCGCCAGATTGCCGAATGGGCGACCCGGCAATACTCGTGGCCGCCAACCACCGAGGACCTCATGAAGCTTGACGAACTGCACGAGGTATTCGGCGAAATGTTGGTGTCGTGGAACCTCGAGCGGCCCAAGCTTGACGAACACGGTCACGAGATCGTGGATGCGGACGGCAGTCGTGTTGTCGAACCGGTCCCACCTACTGTGGATGGCCTGCGGCAGCAGGACCCCGAGTTCACCCTGGCCGTCATCGTGGCCTGGATGGATGCAGTAGCGGGGGTCCCCGCCCCTTTGGGCGGTCCATCGAGCAGTGGCGAGCGGTCCTTGGAGGAGTCGCTGCCGATGGACGTGTTGTTGCCCGACCACCAGTAGAACTCGCCTGGGCCCAGTGGGTTCTGACGATGTGCCGCCAGTTTCACTGCCTGCCAAGTCATCTTCTGGCTGAGGACGCAGAGCTGTTGCAGCTACTCGCCATCGAAGAACTCGGGGGCGGTGAGTAGATGGCCAACGAGATCTCAATCATTGTCGGTGCCAAGGACAACACGGGCCCTGCGGTCGACTCGGCGGAACGCCGGCAGCGCAAGCTGGGCGACACCACCAAGGAGACCGGGAAGTCCTACGAGGAGGCGGGTAAGAAAGCCTCGGGTTTCGGCACCACCCTCAAGCGGATCGGCGAGGTCGCCGCCGGTGTGCTCGCCGCGGACATGCTGCAGACCGGCGCCCGCCGGGCGATGGATTTCTTCAAGTCGTCGGTGAAGGCGGCGTCCGACCTGGGTGAGTCTGTGAACGCCGTCAACAAGGTGTTCGACTCGGCGTCGGAGAAGGTCCAGAACTGGGGCAAGGAGAACGCTAACGCGATCGGCCTGTCGACGCGGGCGTTCAACCAAATGGCGACCCCATTGGGGTCGATGCTGAAGAACCAGGGTCTGAACCTGGATGACGTCACCAAGCACACCATCAAGCTGACCGAGCGCGCCGCCGACATGGCGTCGGTGTTCAACACCGATGTGACCGACGCATTGGTGGCGATCCAGGCTGGTCTGCGTGGCGAGCAGGATCCGCTGGAGCGGTACGGCGTTTCGCTGTCGGCGGTGGCGGTGGAGGCGCGGGCGCTGTCCGACACTCACAAGACGTCGACCGCGCAGCTGACGGCGCAGGAGAAGGCGCTCGCGCGGCTCAACCTGATCTACGACCAGACCGCCGACACCGCAGGCGACTTTCGCGACACCGCAGACGGGTTGGCCAACAGTCAGCGCATCGCCACGGCGACGATCGAAGAGGCCAAGTCGAAGATCGGCACGGCGTTCATTCCGGTCATGGCCAAGGCGGCCGAGATGACGGGCAAAGTTGCGGCGGCGTTCACCTCTCTGCCGCAGCCGGCGCTCCTGGCCACGGCAACGGCGGCCGGACTTGGTGCGGCGCTGCTGGTGATGGCGCCCCGGGTGGTGGCGACCAAAGAGGCGCTGGAAAAGATGGCTGCCTCAGATAGCCTCGCCCAGCGCAGCATGGCCAAGACGGCAACGGTGGCAGCTCGACTCGGGACGGTCCTCACGGGCGTCTCGGTTGCGGCGCTGGCGGTGAACGCGGCGGTCGGTGACGAGGGGGCACAGGTTCAGGTCGATGCTCTAGCGGAGAGCCTGGCCAACCTGGGCAGATCGAACTTGATGGCCGGCGAGGGCGCCCGGGTGTTCGGGTCCGACTTGAGCAAACTGCAGTACGACCTGGGCACTCTTGGTAGCGGCTTCTGGGCCCAGTTCGGAAACGGCCTTGCGAGCGTCGTCGAAATGTTCGGCGACTTCGGCCAAGACCAGAGCCTCACCAAGGCTCGAGAGCGCATCGCCGGCATCGACTCGGCGCTCGCCGCACTGGTCCAGCGTGGACGAACTCAGGAGGCTGCGGCCGCCTTTGACTTCCTGGCCGCCCAGGCTATGGATGCCGGCATCTCGGTCGACGACCTGCGGGCCGGACTGCCGCAGTATACGGGTGCCATGCAGCTGGCGGGAAAGAGCACCAAACAGCTAGGTACTACGGCAGCTGGTGCGGCCCGCGACATTGACCGCCTTGACCAGGAGATCGACGACGTCATCAACAAGACGTTCTCGTTCGAGGAGGCGCAGGACAAGGCAGCCAATGCGTTGGCGCGACTGGCTGACCAAGTGAAGGAGCAGAAAAAGGGGCACGAGAAGGGCGCCGCCTCGCTGACGGGCAACACCCAGGCGGCGCGGGATAACCGCGACGCCGTTCGGGATTTGGTCCGTCTCTACGAGGATCTGATGGTGCAGGCCGACGAGGCTGGTCAGTCGACGGCGGGGTTCAAGAAATCGCTTGAGGACCAGCTCGTCGCCATGGGTTTCAGTCGTGATGAGGCGCAGCGGTACACAAAGCAACTTGAAGACGTGAAGGCGCGGCTCGACGCGATCCCCAAGACCACGACCATCACGATCATGACCGATGCCGAGCGGGCGATTGCTCAGGCGAGAGAAACGGATCGGGAGATCCGGGCACTGTACCGGAATCCGATCTACGTAAACGTGGTGACGAACCCGTACAGCTACGACCAGGGGCATGCCCACGGTGGCATCATGGGCGCCGCGAGTGGTGGCGCCCGGGGCGGTATGACATGGGTGGGAGAGCGGGGCCCCGAGCTGGTGCGACTGCCGTACGGGTCAACTGTGTACCCGGCCGGTCAGTCGCAGCAGATGGCCGGCGGTGGCGGTGGCCAGGTCGAGGCGGTGCTGGTGTCGACCGAGGGCATCAGCAACGCGGCCGCGAAGGCGTTGGTGAAGTTGCTGTTCCCTGATCTGCGTGCGGTGGTTCGCGGCCTGGGTGGGCCGGACAGGGCGTTCAGCTGAATGGCCACCGCATTCCGCTCCGACAGCGACGTAACGAACGGCACGGCCGGCACGGCCGTAACCGTCAACAAGCCATCGGGAACAACCGACGGGGACTGCCTCATCGCCTACATCGCCGCGGCTGGCGCACCGACCATAACTCCGCCCGCGGGATGGGATCTGGTCCCGTCAACGCCGGTGGCGTCCGGGTCGAACGTGACCCTGTGGGCGTATTCGAAGATCGCGTCGTCTGAGGGCGCTTCGTGGACGTGGACGCTCGGCACCTCGCTACGCAACTGGGGTTGGGTCGGCGCATACACCGGCGTGGACCCGGATGATCCGGTCTACGAGCCGGCGCTTGGGGGTGGACAAGGCGGCGAGTCCGACACCACGCTGGACTCCAGCACGACGCTGATCACCGGCACCAGTTCCACACCGGCGAGCATGGCCGTCTCCGCCGCCGCAGCGGTGCGAACGGCATCGGGTTCGGCGACGACATGGACCTTCAGCGAGTTCAACGGAATCGCCACCAACGAGCGGACGGACCTATCCACCAACGCAGGAGCCGGCACCGACATCGCCGGCGTGGTCGGCGACCTTCAGTGGCCCGAGTCTTACGGCACCCTTGTCTTTCCCGATTCGGTGGCGTCCCAGTCGCAGACAGCCGGCGCCGCCTATGTGCTGGTGCTGCGGCCCTACTTCACGCCGTTTGACGGCGACCTGCTTGGCGGCGGCATCGCGGTCGATGCGGCGTTCGGTGCCGACCCCGACGGCGACCAGGACGACTGGACGTGGACGGACCTCGCCATCCTTGGTCTGGTGGCCGAGGACGAGCAGGTGGTCATCAAGTCGGGCCGGCCCAATGGGACGTCAACGTGCGATCCGATCGAGATCGAGCTGACGCTAAAGGACCTCAACGGTGAGTTCACCTCGCCGTCGGGGACGTATACCGAGAACCTCGTACGCAACCTGCCCATGAGGATCCGGCTGACCGGCTTCGGCGTCGGCGCAACCGACGGCTACCACCGAGGGACCGCATACCTTGCCGAGGCAAAACCGCGCTGGGACACCTCGGGCAACGCGGCCTTTGTGGACGTCGTACTCAAGGGCCGGTCGTGGCGGACTCAGCGGGACTCGGACACCACCGGACCGCTGCACTCGGCCGGGTATCGGCGGATGATCGGGCTGGGCAACGACCCTGATGCGCTCGCGCCCGTGGCGTACTGGTCGTTCGAGGACCAGTCCGGGGCAACGTCGGCGGCGGCCGCCATCGACGGCGTCGCCAACGCTGCAGTAGCCGGAGTCACCTTCTCGGCCAACAACAGTCTGTATGTGGGCTCAGAGTCGCTGGCGACTTTCACAGCTACGTCGGCTGTCTCGGCTCCCATACCCACCTATGCTGCGACTGATCATTGGGCGGTCATCTGGGCTGAGAGCATCCCATCGGAGCCCGCGGCGCAGACTGTGCTCGCCTTCGTGACCACCACCGGAACCGCGCGGCGGTGGCGGCTGTCCATCTCGCCGGGCACCAGCGCCCTGGTTCTCGACGTGTTCGACTCCACTGGCACGTCGCTCCTGTCGACCAACGTCACGTTCACCGATGTCTATGGCCAACCGACACTGTTCGCAGTCGCGGCGACCAGGAACGGCACCGGCATCGACTACCAAGCTGTGGTACTTACCGCATCTGGTAGTACTGGTGTCACGGGAACACTGGCCGGTCAGACCGCCGGCAACGGCACGCTGTTCCAGACCGTCTACGACGCCGGTGTCAACGGTGCCACGTTCGGCCACCTCGGCGTCTACACGGACCCGGACTACGAAATCGGCGGCTTCTCCGGAACCTTTGCCGCCGACGCGCTCATTCTCGGCAACGCCGGCGAATGGCCGTGGTCACGGTTCCAGCGGCTGTGCACAGAGGAAGGCATCAACCATACCTTCGAACAGTCCACAAGCACCGAACTGACGATGGGTCCACAAGGGACCGACACCCTTATCAACCTGCTACGCGAATGTGAGCAGGCCGAGAACGTAGCAATGCATGATGCTGGAACGCTTGGCGCGCAGACGGGCCTGCTCAACCTTCCCGCCCACGAGGAACGCGACAACGCGGAGGTGGTGCTGACTCTCGACATTGCATCCGGTGAGGTGACCGGCGGCTTCGTGCCATCGCTGGATGACCAGGACATCGTCAACGACGCCGAAGTCATCCGCGACGGCGGGTCCTCGGCGAGGGTTACCGATGACGCCTCGATCGCAGTCGAGAAGCGCTACCCGCGTCAGTACACCGTCAGCACCGAGGACGACTCGATGCTGCGGCATATGGCATCGCAGCGGGTCAACGAGGGCACCGCCGGCCACCAAGTCGGCGTGATGCGGATGCCGACAGTGGCATTCAACCTGCGCAAGTCGACCGGCCTCACCGAGGACTGGCTCGCATGCCGACTCGGTTCGAAGGTGCGGATTCAGAACCCGCCGTCGCAGTGGCCGCCCGACGACATCGACTGCTTCATCGAAGGATACGAGGAGCGGATCTCCTCCCGTAGCTGGGGGGTCGCGCTCAACCTATCGCCGGCCGACGCATTCGGCGTCTTCCTGCTCGCCGAGACCTCCAGTGATGCGGGGGAGTGGGTTGGTCGGCTGGCCGAGGACGAGGGCGCACGGATCCGCGCGGCCATCAACGACTCGACCACGTCGATCGACTTCGACCCGAACCGCTACCGGTGGACGACTACGGCGGACGACTTCGACCCCGACCCGGTCATTCGCATCGGGAACATGGCCCGAGTCAAGGAGACCGTGACCGTCTCGTCCATTGCCACCACGGCGGCCACCTACGTCGCGGCCGGTGCTGCGTCGCACGCCGACAATGCGGCGGTCACCCCGGCCCTGTATGCAGGTGGGGCCGCGAACGATTTGATCCTGGTGTTGGCCCGTATCCGCTCCAGTGCGGGAACACTCGCCACCCCGACCGGATACACCCGGCTGCCGGTCAACAACCTCACCGCGTCCTCGACGATCCAGCTGTATGCGAAAGTCCACTCTGGATCGGAGTCCAACCCCACCGTCACCCCGTCCGGCGGCTCGGCCGGGGATACCGTCTCGGCAGTCACATTCGGCTTCCGGGGAATGCCGTGCACGCTACCCGACCTGGCCGACATTGTGGTGGACTCGTGGGGCCAGTCCAACTCGTCGGCACAGAACATCGCCTACCCCGGCCTGTACCCCCGCCTTCAGGAGGGCTGCGTTGTCCTCGCCATCGGCGGGAAGGACGACGACTGGACCTCGGTGGCCACCCTGTCCGGTTTCGCCGAAGCGGTCGACGCGTCCACCACCACAGGGAACGACCAGGGTCTCGTCGTGGACTACGTCATCCAAACCACGCCGGCGGTGGTGAATGAAAGCTCGTTCACCGTGACTGGCGGCGCATCGGCCGTGTCGCACGGCATCACCATCGCGCTGGCTGGCGGCTACCAGACGCTGACCGTCTCGGCCCGCTCCTACAACGGTGTGACCAAATCCCACTCGGCCGGAACGAAGATCGGGGTGGACCATCCTCATGTTCTTGGAATGTAGATGGCGCTGACCACCATCCCCGCCGCTGGTGCGAAACTGCGCGGCACGGTGCTGAGCAGCCTCATCACCGAGGTCCGACCGGTCGCGGCGTACAAGACTGCCACTGAGACGGTCAACAACTCCAACGTCTTGCAGAACGACGACACCTTGTTCGTGCCGGTGACCGCGAACGCGGTTTACGAAGCCCGTGGCCGGTTCCTGTACAACGGCAACTCCACCGCGGACCTCAAACTGGGCTGGACGTTCCCGACCGGGTTGACCATGAGCTACACCATCCTCGGTGTCTTTGTGGCCACGCCGACCGTGTTTTCCACCTCCGACTTCAGCCAGACGTCCAACCCAGCCCTCGAGGGTGCCGGCGCGGACCGGACGGCGATCATGTGGGGGTTGGTGACCGTCTCGTCAACGGCGGGCACGCTGCAGCTGCAGTGGGCGCAGAACGCCGCGAATGCGAGCAACACCAACATGCTCGCCGGCAGCTACCTGATCCTGACCCCGATCGCGTAGGGGAAGGAGGAGGAGGCAACCATGGCCACCAGCAATGACCACCCCGGCTTGCCCTTCGTCCAGGCGAAGGGTTACGCCAGCGGTCGACCTGACGGTCCTCCACTGTGGATTGTGGTGCACGACATGGAAGCCTCCGAGTACTCGGGCCGCGCAGAGTCCACCGCGGTCTACTTCGCCGATCCGCCCGACGGCCGGCAGGTGTCATCGCACTACGTTGTGGACAACGATTCCGTGATCCAGTGCGTCGACCTCGATGACGTCGCCTGGACCGTAGGCAACCGGCCCGGCAACAACCGCGGCATTAACTGGGAGCTGGCCGGCTTCGCGAGGCAGACCCGCGCTGAGTGGCTGGATCCGTTCGGTGTGGCCATGTTCGCGCGGATGGCGCCGATCGCCGCGGCGGACATGCACCGGTTCAACATCCCCAATCGGTGGTGCACAATCGCTGATCTGCAGGCCCGGCGGCCGGGACTCACCACGCACAACGACCTGCGGATCGCGTTCGGTGTGACGACCCACACCGACCCCGGTCCCAACTTCCCCCGCGACTACCTGCAGCAGGTCCTCGCGGCCGCGCTCAACCCATCTGAGGAGGACGACATGGATCCGCAGGTAGAGCATGACCTGATCTGGACCACCAACGGCATCGCCAAGGGCGACAACCCGATCGTCATCCCCACCCGCACTGGTGGGCTACCGGAGCGGCGCATCCCGAACGCGATTCGGGCCGAGCTGGACGCCGTGAAAGCGGCGCTGTCCGAGCCGGTACCGGTGGAGGTGGATGCGGCCACGCTGGCTGAGGCGTTCACGCTTGCCCTGCAGGACCCGGCGACGCTGGCCGCTTTGGCGAAGGCCGTCAACGACGACGCGGCCGCCCGGCTCGCGCAGTAGGAGCGAACAACCCGGACAGAGGGGTAGATGAGTGTCCGTGACCTGCTGCTGGTCATCTACGGGGCCGTCTGGGCGGTGGTGGTGATCATCATTGCGTTGTCGAACCACGGGGATGTGCCACCGGCGATGTGGGCGGTGCTGTCCGGCGGGATCGTCGGGATCCTGACCGCGTTCCGCGTGAACGGCGGCGGCCCCAAGGATCGTGATGGCTGAGGTGCTGGTGGTCGTCGCGTGGGTCATCGGTGGTGCGATCGGCGGTGTCGTGTTCGGCACGCCGATACGGGCTGTCGTGCGAAGGGTACGCGACCATGATTGACCGGCAACGGTTCACCGCGTGGATAGTGCTGGCCGTCTCGCTCGTGTCGCTGGTGATGGCGGCGGTGACCAGTATCCAGTCGTATCGCCAGGCCGCCTGCCAGGCCAACTACAACGAGATCAACAATCAGCGCACCCGGATCCTCACCGACGTGGGTGCGAAGGAACGCGAAGCCGAGCGGCGCCGCGACGCCGCACTGGACGCCACGTTCCTCGACCCCTCGGTGGCGAAGCCAGTCAGCCAACGCACACCTGAGGACCAGCACCGGGTGCAGGCACTTTTTGCCGAGTACCTCGATGCCGCCCGGGCGGTGGCGACGGAACGTGCGGCTGCCGACGAAGCGAGAGCGGCGAACCCGGTGCCGCCTCCGCCGTCAGCTGTCTGCGGCTGACTTCGCGCAGCCGGGTGGCCGGACACTCCACCCGCAGTGGCAGTACCACACCTCGTGCATGGACCGCTCGTCCCCGACCGGGCAGCCGTCGCAGGAGGTCATCCCGGACGTCACCGCACCAGGTAGCAGCGGTGTCCGGCAGTCCCGGCAGCGCACTGGACCAGGCGTGCATGGCCATCAACGCCGCCTTCGACCAGGTCGCCTACCTCTGGTCGGCTCGGCGCTCGAGCGACCCGACTACCGGGACGTCGACGTGCGGGTCATCTTGGACGACGACGTGTACGCCCGGATGTTCCCCGGCCCCGGCCAGCAGCGCGCCCACCCGTACTGGTCGCTGCTGTCCTCGGCGATCTCCCTGCAGCTGGGCCAGATGACCGGCCTGCCGATCGACTTCCAGATCCAGGCGTTCACCGCCGCGAACGAGCACCACAAGGGCCCGCGTGATCCGTTGGGGATCTTCCCCACGGCGCCCGAACGAGTGGAGGAGTAGCGATGAAGCTGTCCGAGTACGCCAAGGCCATCGTCGCCGGCCTGGCCGCCGGTGTGGTCATGTTCTTCACGCTCCGCGAGGGCGGGTTGACCGGTGACGAATGGGCCACGATCGCGGCGTCGGTGGCGTCGGCGGCCGGGATCACGTGGGCGGTGCCGAACAAGCCGCAGGAGCCGACACAGTGACGACGCTGACGCACACCTACACGCGCACGTACAACACGATCGACTTCGCCGACCCGTACAAGAAGTGCCTCCGCTGCCACCGTTGGGTCGACGGCACACTCGACGCGCCCGGCCCAATCGTTGTCGTTCCCTGCGAGCACGAGGGTTACCGCGATCTGTGCCCGAGCTGGTCGCCGGTCGACGGGTGTGGCTGCCCGGCTGGGACGCACGAGATGCGGCCGGTCGCCGACGACGGCAAGGTGTACTGACCCCCCCAGAAACCAAAATGGCCCCGGCCACCAGCTCATCACGAGCCTGGTGGCCGGGGCCATTTCGTCGTCTCAAGTGGACTGTCGTGTGTGGACATCACTGGCGTTCGGCGAGTACCTCGTCGAGCGCCTGGAGAATTGCGCGGTGTTCCTCCCAGGAGTCGAGGCGCCGCATGAGGCCAATCGCCGGAACCTCGGGCGGCGAATCGGGGTACGCCTTCGCGTACCGGCGGATCTCCTCCAGTGCGGACTCTTTCGTGATCTCGCGGTACCCGGCCATTTCGTGGCCTCCTCTCACGTGCTCGCCTTGCGCGCGAGACCGAGGCGTTCCAACCAGATCCCCTCGTGTGCGTCGAGGATCGCCCTCACTTCGTCGCGGAATGCTGCGTCGTCGCCGAGGGTCTTGATGTCGGCACCTCGGATCATGCCGAGTACGAGGCCCCACGTGTCGTCGGCTGCACTCAGCCGTTGTGCGTACTCTTCCTTGCTGGCCACGTGGTGGCCTCCTCTCTCGTCCGATACGGACGGATCAGCACACCCCGCTCGGGATGTACCAGTCGGCCCGCACCCTACGGGTATTGCCGTCTGCGGGGGCCACCCTTTCAGATGACCCCCGCACAGCCACTACTTCTTCGGTCGGCGATCCGTGAGGACCCGACCCGTCAGCGGGGAGCGCACCACCCGCTCGGGGCCGTTCCAGGACCTCGACTCGTCGAGATCGTCGTCGGTCTCCTCAGTCGGAGCCCGGAACATTGGCGCGACGGCCGGCGAGACCGGCACTGGCAACCTCACCGGGGCGCCGGCCGTGATGTCGGCTGCCTGCGCTTCGGGGGTCACCCGATCGGCTGTATCCCGCTCCCGCAGCTTGCGCCCGCGCGAGGACAGGATCTCCACCACCAGCAGCAGCGCGATCGCCGGCCACGCCGCCACCCCGCGACCCAACAGGGTCGGCTGGGCGGACATCACGTTGGCACCGACGGACGCCGCGATACCGATGCTGAACCCGATCTTCGTCTGCCAGGAGGGCTTGCGACCCTCAGCCCGGGCGTCGACCATGGCGACCGACGCGACGATCAGCAGACCGTCAACCGAGAGAGGCAACAGGTGCGCGAGCTCGTCGCGCTCGCCGGCCAGTTTGGCCACGGCCACCTGGTGCCAGTAGCTGGCGTAGCCCGCGATGCTCGCCACCACTGTCGCGGAGGCGTTGCGGGCCAAACGCTTGACGTTCATGTGGGTCTCCCTCCCACTGGCCACCCCGGTTGGGTGGCGGGAGTGACGCGGCGCCAGCGAAGGCGTCTGGGGAGATGACTCTCGCGTCGAGGCGCACTCGCGGTGTGGTCACGCGGTGCTGCCGGGTGCCGCATTCTCGCAGCCGGTCTTGCCGGGCGGTACCGTGTCCGGGTGCCCTGGGCCTACATGCAGACCGAGCTGATCCCCGACGACCTGCTCATCCGGCCGATGGTCGGCGAAGAGATCGGACTGGACTACGACCAGGCCCGGGCCAAGGTCCAGGACCTGCTCGACCGGGCGCCGCAACTCGCGCCGGTCGCGGCCGCGTGGCGCAAAGGTCCGAAGGACGACACCGTGTACGCCGGCCCATTCACGTGGACCGTCTTCGCGTACGAAGGCGACGACCCGCGGTCGGCGGCGCTGGCGTGGCTGGAGGACTACGCCGCGACGATCCGCGCGGCTGGGGTCGATGTTCAGGTGGCCGGGTGGCCCGGGCGGCGCTGAGGCGACTAGCTCTCGTCTCAGCACCACCCCCGGTTACCCGGACTACACGCACTCTTCGCAGTACCCAGTCCGATTGAGGGGCAGGCCGCAGTAGTGGCACCGGCCCGTCGCCTTGCCGGCCGGCTGTCCGAGCATGCCCCCGACAGCGTCGGCGACCCGGTCCCGCACCGGATACACCGGACGCTCTGCGGCCGGGGTCGACTCGCGCCGAAACGTCGCAGTGCGCGTCGCGATGCCCTGTGCGGTTCGTTCGTCCATGATCTTGGTAGGGACTACCCACACTGTCTCGCCGTCGGCCTTGGTGACCTCGACCGGCTCACCGACGCGGATGGCATCGGCAGGGCCGACGATATCCCACCCGTCACTCGCCTTGAAGAACACGGTCTGGCCGGCCTTGACCAGGTCGAGCAGCTGCTGTGCGCGTTGCTCTGGGCTACGCTTCGGCGCCCGCTGGGCGCGCTGGGCCGCTTCATCGTCGCGATCACCCGCAGTTCGCCGCGGGAGCGGACATTGCTCAAGGTGCGCGCCACGCCGAGGATTTGGATGTGCGGCACCGCGATGGCATCGATCTCGGCGCGGGTCATGCCCGCTGCCTCCCCGATCGCGTACACCGCCTCGATCTCCGTGTCTGACGGCTTCATCTTGGTCGCTCCTCTCGTTGGCCTCGGCACTGTCGTGCCGAGCGTCCGTGCCCCGTACGGGATTCGAACCCGTCCTCCTTGCGGCCACTCCGCCTCGGCCCGTCGTCGGGCGACACCGGCTCGGTGGTCTGTTGCACTTCCAGCGTGCTCACGGGGCGGAGTGCCGGGATGCGCTCCCGGCCGGCGGCGCCACGGTGTCGTCGGCTGCTCACTACTCCGCTTTCGGGGGAATCCCTAGAGACCTTCCTCGGCGTCGTCTTCCCTCGCCCGCACTCTCCGGCGTCGAGACCGCCCGCGTAACCCGTGGCGTTCGGGTGATGATTACGGCTCATCGGTGAGGCCGCTCACGTTTCGCTGTGAGGCGGAGCCAAGCGGCTCGGTCAGGTGCCGGCCGGCCTACAGCCGGCACCCGCCGTGTGCCTCGGATCACTCCTCGATGCCCTCCGGCAGCTCGATCTCGTAGTCGCAGTTCCAGGAATCAACGCAGTGTGCGCACATCGTTTCCTGGTGCTCGCAGTTCCACGGGTCGAGCCACTCGACGGGCTGCCACTCGAGGCCGGCCGCCAGGACGATCAGGTTGCCGTTGGCGTCGGTGCCCTCGGGGTGGTCGAGGAGTACTCGGGCGTAACGCTCCATGTCGGGCTCCAATCCGACGGTGCCCCCGACGGGGGCGGAAGTGGACCCGCGTAGATCTGCACCACGCCGGTCAGGGCTTACGCCTCGGTGGTCGTCCAGGCTGCCGTTCCTGCTACTTGCGGTCCGTGGCCCCGGGCGCCGGTCGCGCACCGCGCGGCGTCGTCGCTCCTGGGGCAGTGCCGGCGTCTCGCCGGCGGGTCTTGCGATTCGGTGGATGGGTGCCCGCTGTTTCACGTCTCCCGGTGGCGTTTCCCTAGTCCGTCGCGGCTCACGCCGCCGACTTCCGCTGCCATCCCGGCCCAGCTTCGGCGCACCTGCGGTATTCGCCTCGGCCTTGGTGTCGGCGCTTCTCCTGTTGTTCTGACTCCAGTATAGCACGTCGACGTGCCATACACATGGCCATACTTCCTTGACGAACGGCTGGCCCGGACCCTAGCGGTTCGGTCAATGGCACGTACGCCTGCTATGTCCGGTATCCTCGACGCCATGGCCAGAGGCATGCAGTCCGCAGACGTCCAGACCCGCGCCCGCGTAGCGAGCTCGGGCGGCCGCGGTCGGGCCGCCGCCCTCACCGCCGACGAGCGGGCGTCCGGTGCCGCAGCAGCTGGCCGGGCCGGGCACGCGCCCGCCGCCATGGCCCGCCGCATCGTCAAGGCCTGGCCCACGCTGTCCGACGAGGAACGCGGCGAGGTCCTGGGAGTCCTGACCGCTGGCCTGCCACTGAGACGTCGTCCGAACGGCTGACCCCGATCACGTAGGCAACCTGTCACCCTGCGTGGGTGAGTGAAGGACGACGCGCTCAGATCGCTGTACTTGTTGCCCTACTTGCGTTCATCGCTGGCGGCAATCTGTTCAATTCGTTGTTCGCCGGCGTAGGCGTGGGTGCGGCGGCCGGAGTCATCGTCTGGCTGGCCACTACACCACGAAGCGGATCCAGATCCTGAGTGTTGGGCACGGACCGCGACCTCCCATTGAGCGAGTTCGTACTCCATGTCCTGCCGTTCGCAGGCGAGCCTGACCTCGAGGATCCAGTCGAACTCGTAGGGATCGGCCTCGGCGATCTGACGCTCAAGTCGGTCAACCAGTGTCCGGCGGCGTCTCATCCCGCACACTCCCGCACCTTCACTGCATCGAGGAGTTGCTGCTGCCGCCGGTTGAGGGTCACGGCGCACCGTCCGTGGACACGCCGGAGATCCACCCACCACCCGAGAGGGGGCGCTCGTACGGGTCGGACTCATCTGGCTGGGAGGCAGGGAAGGCCATGGTGACCTCGACGACGTCGTTGGCCGACAGGTCACGGTAGTCGTGGTAGTCGCGGATCAGTCGGCCTGCGCGGTCGCGGGTGAGGCCGGATCCGGCGAAGTCCATCAGTGCGGCTATGGCTCGCACGACTGGGTGTTCTGCCGGGCGCTCGCTGGTCGGTACCTTGTCCATGGGTCGCCTCCTCGTAGGCGATCAAGGGCTCCGGTTGGCGTTCGCGCGCCGCCGGGGCCCGTCTTCTCTTGGGGTGCCCACCACGGTAACTCTATGGTGGCCACCTGCATACCCTTCAGGTGGCCACCATTGCATATGCCCAGTTCAGGCCACCGTCGGCATGGCAGGGTGGCCACGTGCCGGGCGAGTTGGAGGTGGCGACGACCGCGTATCAGGCCGCCCTCAGGCGCCGAGATGACGCGCACGCCGAGTTGGCCCGCGCCAGGGCGGACGTGCCGGTTACGCGCCAGCGGCTGGCCCGGGCCATCGTCGCGGCCTACGTGAACGACTACGCCCGGGTAAACGACTTGGCCCGCGCTACGGGCTATGGCCGTGAGCAGGTACGTAGGATCTTGCGCGCGGCCGGAGTGGACCCCGACTGACCTCAGCCGTTTGGGCCGAATCCGGTTTACCGACCGTTCACTTCTGGTGTCGGTCGTGCGGTCTGATCCGGAGGCGATTGCTCCAGAACCGCAGGTCAGACACCTAGTGAAGACGATCTATTGACTTCCGCGCCAACCTAGTCACGACCCGTTGGCGCACAATCCACCGATCATCCGATCCCGCTACCAGCCAAAACGTGAGGGGTGCATACAACGGTGACCGGGTGTAGACAGGTGGGCACACCTTGACACCCGTCCTCGCCCCGGGATGTAACACCCTGCCGGTCACCAGCGATATGAGCCGAAGGGGGTGTCGGGGTGGAGGGCTCACAACCTTCTACCTGGGCCAACGACCTAGGGCCATTCGCCTGATCGGAGGTTTGACCTTGACTGCCCTTAGGTGGCTGTACATTGCCGTCACCGCCGCCGTCGCCTATGTGATCCACCTCGTGTATGCACATCTTGCTGACAGCCCGGTACTGCCACCACGACTCAACACGCTCGCCCTGGACATCCTCGTCGCCGGGGTGGTGATCGCCGCGGTTGTGGTGGTCGTACTGCCGGTCATCGGCCGTATCGAACGACGGCTGGATGCCATCACCAACAACCAGGCCGCCCACGGCGCCCACTTGGACGAGATCACCAGGGACCTGCCCATCCGGGGCGTGGCCAGGGTGTACTACATCCCCTCGGACAAGCAGCGGGTGCCGTCGCTGCCGCCCGTGGATACGACCTATCTTGCCGAGGCGGCCGAGTACTACGAACTCGGCCGGCAGGCGGGTCTCGCCACCCGGGACGACCCGCCGATCGGTTGATCTCCCCCAAGGGACCCCCAAACGGAGTCAGCCCCGGTCGGTAGACCGGGGCTGACCTGCGCAAAGATAGATCAAAGAGTGGGGTGACCGAGGGGACTCGAACCCGAAAACAGGCCCAGGTCAGAGGTCTGACAACGCGGCTGACCTGCACCCATAGGGTCTGTCGAGGTACCTCGGGGTACGTCGGGGTACGCCGTTCCCCCCAGTGGACCCCCAAGTGGATCACAGGTCGGTCAGCTCCTCCGCGACCTCGGCGTCGAGCTCGTCCGCCGCGATCTCCCTCAGCGCCTCCGCCACCGCGTCGAGGATGCCCTGATCGACCTCCTCGCGCAGGTGCCCGTACAGCGCGTCGGTGACCGCGATCGACGAGTGGCCGAGCCGGCGGGAGATCGCCGACAGTGGCCGGTTCGCGGCAATCAGCATGGCCGCGTGGGTGTGGCGCAGGTCGTGCACCCGCAGCCCGTCGAGTCCGGCCCGGGCACAGGTGGCCAGCCAGATCCGCCGGAAGTTCCGGGTCCGGATCATGTTCCCCAGCACTGTGGTGAACACGACCTCGTCGCCGTCCTTCCCGACCAACAACGGAGCCAACCGCAGCGCGACCGTGGTCGGGAACGAGACGGTGCGCCGCGACCGGGCCGACTTCGGGGAGGAGAAGTACAGGTCGGATCCGGATCCGGGCCGCTCCTGCAGCTGCTCCTCGACCCGCAGCTGGGGCCGGGCCGCGAGCAGGTCGACCCGCCGCACCTTCAGCCCGATCGCCTCACCCCACCGCAGCCCGGTCGCCACCAGCAGCAGCACCAGCGGACGCCAGTGCTCGGGCATCGCGGAGATCAGCCGGCCGATCTCCGGGTCCGACAGGAACCGCATCTCCTTCGGTTCCCGCTTCGGCAGCGACTTGCCGGTGGACACGCACGGGTTGATGCGGATCCGCCGCGCCGCGACGGCGGCGTCGAGGATGGTGTGCAGCACGCCGTGCACGTTGTGGACAGTCTTCGGGGCCAGCCGCCTGCGCGCGCCGTGGGTGCTCGGCCACGGACCGAGGCCGTCGGAGAGGTCGGACAGCCACTGCAGGATGACCACCGAGTCCAAGTCGTCCAGCACGTACCCGCCCAGCAGCGGCCGGATGTGGTTGCGGACCCTGGCGCCCTCAGAGTGGGCGGACGTGTCCTTGAGGCTGCGTTCGTAGTGCGGCCACCACTCGTCGATCCAGTCGTCGAGGGTGATCGTCCCACCCCGAGGCAGGAGGGCGTCGCCGCGTAGCACGTCGGCCGCGAGTAGCTTCATCCCGTCGTTGGCGGCGGCCTTGGTGCGGTAGCCGCCGGCGATGGTGACCTTGCGTCCGCCGCGCTCGTCGCGGATGCGGAACTTCTTGCCGTGCGGCTCAACCCACATCGGGTCCGCCGACGAGGTCGATCATCGCCTGGGTGGCCTCGAGCTCGCGCGCCCGCCGTTCGCGGACGTGGGCGATCATCCTGGCTTTCTGCGGGTCGGACAGCCTGGAGCCGAGGATCACCCGCAGTTCCGGGTCGCTGATGTCGGGGCTTCCGATGATGTTGCCAGCGGCGAACATGGCCAGGGCCATGTCCACGTCCAGCGCTGCGGCGATCGCGCGGACGCTCGCGACGTTGAGCGAACGACCGCCAAACCGGATCCAGTCAAAGATCGTCCCCCGGGCGATCCCGGACTCTCGTGCCAATCTGGCGACACTCCACCCCGGCTGCGAGGTCATCGAGCGGAGGAACCGCGACCATGCGTCGGGGCCCTCGACAGTCGCCATGCGTAGACAATATGTGTCGCTCCACCTGCGCGGATAGGTCGGTGGACGTCCTCTCCCGGTGACGGTTGCCCGGGGACTGGCGTGTCCCCTGACCCGGTTCTTGCGCCCTGCCCACTCGCGCTCTCTGTGTCGCATATGGGCGACTGTAACTCTCACCCTTTTAACGCGCGACTGACCGAACGGGTGAATCGTCACTCGTAGGGGTCGTTACTTGCGTCATGTCTTGGTGACGGTTTAGTCTCTTCGCCATGGCAGCGACATCTCTAGGTGACGGTCTCGACCTCGACAACGAGGTTGAGGCCGTTTTGCGTGTGGAGGTCTACCGCGCGTTCGTGGCCGCCCGCGGCATCACGAGCGTCACCGCAATGGCTGCCCTGCACGGGATCAGCCGCCAGCACATGCACCGACTGCTCAACGGCGAGCGCACCGCGAGCCTCTCGCTCGCGATGCACATCGCCCGTCAGTTCAACACGACGGTCGAGGCGCTGTTCGAGCTGAAGAAGGCGAGGGCGGCGTGATGTACGACCTCACCGAGGCGGCGTGCCAGCTCTGCGTGAGCCGCGAGTGGCTGCGCAAGCAGGTC